GCGGAAGTTACTTGGTTGTTTGAAATAGGTTCAGGTATGAACATGTATGACGTTCTTTTGGAATGCTGCCAACTAACAGGTAACTCTCAATGGAATGTATCTCCAGATGGGAAAATACATATAGCAAAACAAGTCGGGACAGATAGAAGCTCGACAGTTCTTCTAAGTGTTCCCCAAGCTCAAAACAGCACAAATAAGTTGAATAACTCTGACACAAGATCTCACTTGTTTGCATCTAATGGATATTTGTTTGAGAAACAAACAGACTCTACTTCTATATCGAGATTCGGAAGAAGAGAAGGTTTCGTAGATGCCGACCAATCAGAAGGGCAACTTGTTAGCGATATAGCTAAACATACTTTAGAAGAAGTTAAAGATGAGCTAGATCAATTTACTTTTACCTATTTCGAAACACCAGGGTCTAAAGCGTTTATTGATTTTGCTGTATCTGACACCGTTAATATCGAATATGAGAATGGCGTTATCAACGCAAGACAGATAACAGGTTTAGGCGCAAGTGTTACCACCGATGGGACAAATATTGAACTTGTTGTCGGAGACATTGTAGAGAACGCGATAGCTGTCCTTAATAAAAAGGGCAAGAACAATCAATATACAGATCAGATAACTACTACTTATCCGGGTTGGGGTTCAGGACACCCAAACCACATGTTAGAAGTTAGACCAACGGCTGCCCCTACGATTACTGCAACAACCCCCAAACGTGAAGGCCTTATAAGATCAGTAAAAATCGCTTTCAAAACACCTGGTTGGGTCGGCACACTCTCAGCGATGAATAGCAAAATTACTGCTTTCGAAGCAGAAGTGTATTTAGTTTCTGACGCTACTGTTAAACACACAGCATCGAAAGCTAACGATACATCAACGATTAATCAGGAAATTGTTGTTACTGGGATGGGGGAGAAAGGTTCATCTTACAGGGCGCGTGTTCGCGCCGTTGGCAAAGGTGGCCCAATTTCAGAATGGGCGATAAGTGACGCTTTCAATCTAAGTGACAGTGGAGAAGGGGGCGGAAGTGACCCGTACAAACCTGGTCAGGTTTCTGGTGTCACAGTGTTCCCAATGCTCAATTCAATACTTGTCAAATTTACTGACTTCACTGGGTCTACTAACCCGACTGTTGCCGGTTCAAGAGGTAAGTATGAAATAGAAATATCTAACGCTACTGGCGGGTCGGCTAATTGGGCTAGTTCAAATACTTGGACGAGGACAATTGGTGGTGATACTGCTGGTGATTCAAGTACGGCAGCAAGAAAATTTGTTGTGCCTGACGGGTCAGGGTTTATATGCACTGGCTTGCTTTCTGCTTCTGGCGGAAGAACGCACTACGTTCGTGTGCGGGCACTTAACTGGGATGGTACAGGTGGTGATTGGTCGGCGACGGCTTCTACTTCTTTAGATACTGATGATGAAGCACAGGTCGGTGTTCATATTGGGGAAGATACTATTACTGCTAGCGCTATTAAGGCTGGAACGATTACAGCGACTGAAATATCTGCTGGCAGTATCACTGCTGACAGGATGAATGCCGATCAGGTTATAACGTCGGCGATTCGTATGCCTCAACCTTCCGGTGCTGGAAACGCAGGCGTGTTGGCTGACGGTAGTTCTGGTAATGAAATTAAGTTTAGTGTTGATAAAGACGGCAATATGTGGTGGGGGAACTTCACTACCTATGCGAATGCTGTATCTCGAACTGGTGCTAGTGGCACCATAAATGATGATTATGTGTGGACTAGGTTCGCAGGCGATGGAAGTGATTACCGAATTGGAACACCCAATAACTACGTTAGGTTCAGTAGCAATCCTGGCCTTTTCTCTAAAAACCTTTATCTTGAGGGGACTGCAAATATCCGAGGAAACTTGGTGGTTGAAACAGGGCAAAGCGGTGCGTTAAAGGCTGGTAACACGACTCTGAGTGAAACAAGGCTGGCATTTGGGACTGGTCCCTACCTAAGTATTGACCACTCTCTTGGTAGTTTCTTTGGCGGCAACTCTATCGCTGTTAAATGGGGTAGTTCTTCTGGCGGTAGCCAATATGGTTATATCGCTGGAGGAGTTTTTGGTTTAGGTTCAGCAATGATTGCAATGGGAATCAATAACGACACTTATGTGTATTCAACTGCTACTTCTGTAGGTATGTATACAGGCTCTGGCGACAAGATAGTTCTTAGCGGTGACGAAGGAATTGAAATACCTAGTTTCAACACACCAGGTACCACTACGAATAAGTTGTACAACGTTTCAGGTGATTTGTATTGGAATGGCGCTGAAGTAGGTGGAGGTGGAGGGCTACCTCTTACGGGTGGAACCTTAACTGGTCACCTTACTATGGATGGCGCAACTGCTACTTCAGCAACTATTCAAGGAGATGGTGATTACCTGTTCTTTATGAGGTCTTCTGCTACTTACGCTGTTCGTATACGGGCGAGCGGTGTAGACATTTACGAAGGAGAATTAAACCCTCGTTACATTTATGGAACAAACTTGGGTAGCAGTAGTTACCCTTACGCAAACCTTTATGTAGCGACTGCACGCGCTGCCTCTTACTTAAGCCTTTCAGACCAGAATCTGAAAACAGACATCACTGATGAAACCAAAGGTGTCGATTTCTTGAAGACTCTACGCCCAATAACATACAAGTGGAGTGAAACTCCAGATGACAAAACTAGAGAAATACGGGCAGGCGTCCGCAAGCATCACGGTTTCGTAGCACAAGAAGTAAGAACAGCATTAGGAGATGACGCAGCCAATGATGGCATGTGGTGTACTGATACCATTCCTGCAGTCCCTGGAGAAACAACTGAGGACGGTACGGTTGTGCCTGCTAGAGACGAAAGAGAAGAGCAAAGCATCCGCTATCAAGAATTGATTGGTCCGATTGTTAAAGCAATTCAAGAACTTAGTGCTAGAGTAGAAGTATTAGAGGGCTAGAGAAGGCTAAGATATAATTATGGCAGATTTAACAATTACAGTTCCAGACGATCAGATAGCGACAATGGAAAAGCATCTTGATCCTGCGGGAGAAGCAGGCGCTGACGCTGCAGAGAAAACAGCAAACGTGCAAGCCTCTCTCCAGGGGATTGTTGATCGCTGGATTTGGGATGCAGCCAAACAAGCAGCGGCGAATGCTGTTGCAGATCCAACAGCGTAAAGGTAGGATATAAATATGAATGAGGAGCAAGAGCAAGTAGACGTTGGTGCCGTGATTAATAATTTGTCGGCGCAGGTGGCGAAACTTACAACTGATTTGGCTGTACGAGATGCGATCATTGAATCGTATAGGGCTAAGTTGCAGATTGAAGTAGAACCAGTCGTCGAAGAAGAGGGACTACTAGCAGAATAGACATTGGTCCCATTTCTGTGGGACGATGGATATATGATGTCACATGCGTTTAATTTCAAGCTGGGATGTGAAGTCCCTGAGTACGAGTTTGCAAAAATACTTGCTGATGGAATTAAACAGTTTGATGACGAGGCTGAAATACACATTAAAGAATCCCAAACAGATGATTTCTGGGAGCTAACAGCTCATTTCTTTTTGGAGAGCAAAACTGGTTTAGAGGCTTATGTGATTGGCACCATTTTTGAAAAATCTGTAGCACAGGTTGGTGGACGCAGACTTTAGGTGGTATAGTCTTCTTAGACAGTAAAACTACTTACTAAGGAGAAGAAAGAAATGGCAATCGCAGAAGATTACGTTTCACCATCGGTACGGTGGGGATTGTTAAAACAAGATCACCCCAAAGCTGTAGCAGAGTTCACACACTGCACTGGTGAAGAAATAGGGATACCAGAAAAATTTGGTGGCAAGGAAGATTATTGCGTAGCGCAAATCTTGCTACATCCAAATGAGCAAATACCTATTATTGGGTATAAACCATTTACCGATGCACAAATGAGAAAAGGCGACCACGCCAGTGACGCTTGGAATGTTCTTTGCACGAAAGCACTAGGACGTGCTTTGAAAAGAGCAGGCTATGCAGACACGGCTAGCGAAATGCGCGTGCTTGTCCAGTACAAACAACGATTGGCGGAGCATGAGGCCATCAAATTAGACAGTGGTGGGGAGGAAAGTCAAAAGACACCTATTCCACATTCCGTTGAAACTGAAACGACAACTGAAGTTTCAGTGGGAAAAGAGCCTTCCCCCACTGTCGATGATGATGCAGCTACATGGGCTACCGAAAATCATGAAGAACATGATTGGGAAAGTGACGCTGTAAGAGATGAGTGTCATGCAGCTTTAGTTGATCGCATCGGCGAGCTAGACGAGTATTACCAGGAGAAAGCTAGAGAAGTCCATGAGGGCATAAACAAGAGAGAGTGGCCGATATTATCTGTTCCACAATTTAATTTCTTAGTTAATGCTGTTGAGGCTCTCCACGAACAAGCAAACGAACCCGAAGAAGAGTTCTAGAATGCTTGCCTCTCCGTTTGAGGTACATGTCGCTGGAGTTTCCTTCAGAGATGATTACCCTAATTGTGTATTTAAGATTTCTAGTTTAATGATTGAAAAGGACACTCCAGTTCTTGCAAGATTAGTCAGAGAACAAGAAAACCCATTTGACGATAATGCTATTAAAGTAGTTGTCGGTGGGGAACATATTGGCTACATCCCTACAGCAATAGCTGGGAAATTAGCTTATGAAATAGATTGTGGGACAGAATGGGCTGCCATTGTAGACCGTATAGTTATGTCCCCTATAGACCAAAACCGACCAGGTTTGAGATTGAAAGTGATAAATAAATGTTGAAAGACAAGATTATAGAAATACAGGAAATGCGTGAAGACCTTAGAAAGCTCACACAAGAAGCATTGGAAGATGCTCAGAGCATGGTCCAAGAAACAGATGATTTGGGTGAGGTTGCTAATAGACTTGTTGATCTTTGCGAAGCGATCAAGTTTGTTAAGAGCGACTTTAACGCAATTGATAAAGAAACAAATCCGACTCTTGTGACTGTCATGGATATGATAGGCGAGCGCAAATTTGAATATGGCGGTTATGAAGTTGAACGAAAGATTTCTAACTACCGAAAGAATTGGCAGAATGAATCTTTGATTCGGTCAGTGGTTAATACTGCTCTGGATGAAATAGAAGATAGAAATTATGTTGACCAAATTACAGGTGAATTAATTAATGAACGTGAAATCGTTGCCCCTTTTGTAGATGCTGTGATAGAAAGGCTACTCAAGTGCGCTGCTTTCCGTGATTGGAGGGTTACTGCTCTAAGGAATTACATGCCTGGAGTTGATCCCGATAACTATTGTGAGGTTGAACGCACTACTAAAGCTGTTATCAGAAGGAAGTAAAAATATGGCTATTGAGTGCATGGTTTGGGTTCTTGACCAGAATGAGAATTTAAGTACAAGTGAGAAGTTTGTCCTATTGGGGATAGCGAATCACTCTAGGCCTGATGGCACTAATTCGTTCCCTTCTTTGGATACGTTGTGCGGTTATACGCTTCTTTCTAAGTCAAGTGTTCAGAGAGCCATAAAAGCCCTTGTTGAGAAAAATTATCTCGAAAAAGAGAGCGGTGGGGGTCGTAGATCTAACACTTATAAGCTCAAAATGGACAGAAATGTCGTTGAATTAAAGGCCATTGAGCATGGTCATGGTGACCACCCTGATGGGTCACAGCGACCACCCACCCTAGTCACTGAGACTACGCAGGGTAGTCAAGCTTTGACCATAGAACCGTTATATAACCGTAATATAACCGAAATAGAACCTAGCAAAAAAAGAGACGAAGTTTGGGATGCAATTATGGATGCTTGTGGGGTTAATACAGCGTCACTGAATTCTAATGAAAGAGGTCGTTACAATAAGGCGGTCAAACTTCTTAAAGAATCAAATGCTACTGCTCAAGAGATACACATGCGTGTGAAAGTCTATAAGCGGAAGTTTAAGGGTGCGGCGATTACTCCGATAGCGGTTGCTAATCACTGGTCCGAATTAGACCCTGCGACTGTGGCTATTGAAGAAGTTCAGAATATGCCTAAGGGCTGGGATGCCATTAAGCAAGTTCGAGAGGAGCGTGAACGTGACTCCTGATGAAGCAGATTATGTCCTAGCTCGGATGTCTGTAGTTTGGTCTTCAAAGATGCTTAATGTTGAAGAGGTTCGTTTCTGGGTTGAGAAATTAAGTCCTTACGAATTGGATATTGCCTTGGATGCTCTGAAGAGAGTAGAAGACAATTGCAAGTTTTGGCCATCCTGGGCTGAATACAAATCAGCGATTAGAGCTATTCAAAATTCACGCGTGCCATCTTATGGAGAATTGCAGCAACCAGAGAAACAGGTAACCCCTCCAGAAAAGGTTCGTGAAATTATTGCTGACATAAAGGCGAACCGCCTTGGCAAGGGTATAGGATAGTTATGTGAGTAAGAAGACTACGAAACTTTGGAACATGTCTATTGTGGGCGGTAAGTTATTTACGCTTAATACTGAGCGTGGATGGCATCACCATAAGCGTGCGAAACATGTTAAAGAGTGGAGAGAGGCATCTTGTATCGAAGCAAAAATATCTAAGATGCCCAAGATGGAGAAAATAGAAATTACATTTACTCCGTATAAATTAAATAGGAAAAATATGGCTGATACAGGTGGTCATTTTCCTATCGCCAAAGCGTGCATTGATGGATTAATTGATGCAGGCATAATAGAAGATGATGGACCAGAAGTTGTCACTTCACTAACATTCAAAGCCCCATATGTTTATGGTGGAGTGGATAAAGCAGTGATGGTAATTAAAGATTTGTCCTGAAAAGAGAAAGAGATGAGAGTGCAAGATTTAATAGAAAAAGCAATGGAACAAGGAGACCCTCTAGAAAGAGCGCGGTTTCTAAATCAAGAAGTGCTACCTGCTATAGCTGAGCTAAAGCAAAGCATAATAAGAGAAAGAGCCTTATCTGTAAAAGAGGCTTGCGATTTTGGGAATGAAGGCGAAGGCCTTACCTATTCTCAAGTAGCAACTGAACTAGGGGTTTCAAAACCACTCATACAGCAGATGGTTGCTTTAGCTAGAGAGATACACACCTTACGCATTCAAAGATAATGAGACAAATGCACTACGAAGTTATCGGTTGTGACGCAACGAAACTTTTGATGGAGACAGAAAATTTTAGTGCAACTGTCCCTGGGCTGATTTTCACAGACCCTCCTTACTGCACCGATAAGGTTCAAGCTAGGGAAGGTGGGTCGAGCTACTACGATACTGCTTCTCCTGAAGAGATCTGCCACACGATAGGCAAGGTTGCGGATCATTGGATGGGGAGCAAAACGACGCTCGCAGTTATTTGTGATTACAGATTAGCTTTCCATCTTTGTCATTACCTGACGGAACTTAAAGACTTATATTTACGCGGAGAGATAATTTGGGAATTTGGTTTAGGGAAGCCCAGAGAATCCTGGTGGCCTAATCGCCACAATCACATATTGACATTTACGACAAGTGAGAACGGCGGGATTTTTGATAAGGGTGCTATCCCTAGAACGAAAAGGATTGCTGACTCTAAGGGATACCCAGACGATAAACCTATGGGAAGTGTTTGGGACTACACGTTTAGTAACAGTCACCCAGAGAGAGTTAAATATCCTAATCAAAAGCCATCTACGCTTTTGATGCCTTTTGTTCTTGCGCACACTAACCCTGACGATCTTGTTATAGATCCTTTCTGCGGAAGTGGGTCTACAGGGGTCACCGCTCTTAAAGCTGGCAGAAAATTCTTAGGTTCAGATACAAACCCTGAAGCTGTAGAAATTGCTAACGAAAGATTAAAAACTACTTTTTGGGGGAATTGGCCCAAAGAAAGGACATCTAATGAAACATCAAGTACACATACATCAGCAGAGGTTGAGGAAGGGTCTACCAGCGATAATCCATAGAACGTATAAAGGGGTGGAGTATCACCAGGAGTTTGAAATCCCTGAGGGCGCTAAAGTTATCCAATCTGAGAAACCTCTTTCTTGTGGTGCTAGAGCTTGGATTGAGTGGCATGATTGATCTTGGTTGGGAAGTTGTTGAAGGAATAATTTTAATTGGTGTCCTTATGGTTGTTGTTTCTTTCTTTATAAATTACCTCTAGGTTGCCCTTAACGTCTACTGCCAGTAGTATGGGGGTATGACATATTTAGATACAAAAACAGCAAAATCAGCAACCTACGAATTGGGCAGAATAAACAGTAAAGGGCAGTTTGTTTCGGGCGCTCGTAAAAGGAAATGTCCTGAAGGCTTCAAGCGTTGTAATAAGTGCTTGGAAGTCAAACCTTATGAGGACTTCCACAAAATCAAGAAGAAAGCTCCATCATCTGATGGTCGTAGACCACGATGTAAAGCGTGTCGCAAAGTTGCTTCTGCGCAAGATTATATCAATCGTGGAGACTTTATCCGCAAGCAACAACGTGAAGCAAGACGTACGATGACTGATGAGCAACGAGAACATGAGCGTCTACGAATCAGAGATTGGAAAAGTGCTAACCCAGAGTTAGAAAAAGCTTATGTCAAGAAGTATAAGACATCTGAGCATGGGGTTGCTAAAAGGAAAGAGTGGGAGAAAGAGAATCGGGAGTCTATTAGAGAAAAACAGCGGGAGTGGTCTAAGACTACAAAAGGTTTACAAGGTAGCAGAAGAAGCGTAGAAACCAGGAGAGCTAGGTTAGCCAATGTAGAGTCTGACGGTCACACAATACCAGAGTTACATGCTTACTGGAAAGCTAAAGGCATAGACCCTAAGCGATGCACCTACTGTAATGCTTGGCATACCAAGTGGGATAACAACTGGAAGACCTCAGTAGGTGACCATGTATTTCCAATTGAGAAAAAAGGACCAGACACCCTAGATAATAAAATGCCGTGTTGTATCACTTGTAATCGTTCTAAAGGGGACAGGATACTAGGCGAAGAGTGGACACCGCCTAAAGACAATATAAATCACCTGTAGGTTGTTGTTTCTGTCTACTGGCGGTAGTATGGACGCATGACATATTTAGATACAAAAACAACAAACACAGATAAAGAAATAATACACGCAGCGGTTTCCGCTATAGCGTCTAAATGCGATGGGGCTAATACTGAAGACGGTATTGGCTTTAATGGCTCTGACACTAAGTTCGGGAAACGCTGTGCGCTACTAGAACCACACCAATGGACAGAAGGCATAACTTGGGAAGCACACAGGATGCTTGAGAAGTACTCTGGGCAATTAAAGTCCTATGGCTACGACTATGAGAAACTTCCTGAACCTGAAATGCCACTGGTAGCTGATGGCAGGGCTGATGCTCGCAATCTCGCTAGGACCGCTGAGATCTTAGATTCTCGTAGAATCACAACAAGGAATGAACGCTTCATAATTGAATTCAAATACGACGCTGAAGTAGTTGCATCTGTTAGGAAGATCAAAGACTCCCAGTACGACGCTGACAAGAAACTATGGTACGCACCTGTGAGTAGCGCACAGTTCGTTGCTAAATTTGCGAAAGAGTTCGAGTTCAATATTGGTGCTGGAGCAGAGAACAAAATTCAAATTTCTATGCGAGAAGGAAATTGGGAATTAGAAGAAGACGTTGTTGCAAAGAGAGAGTTGCACCTTATAGACAATTCTCTTGCGTTCGAATTTGATTATGACGAGCATCTAATACATGCCGTTAAAGAAATAAATCATCGCCGTTGGGATTCTCAAAGAAAGATGTGGATGGTTCCACAAACTTCCTTTGAGGATGCTTTCGCTGTAGCTAATCACTGGGACTTTAATATCTCAGATGAAGTAAGAGCTATGGTCAATGAAATAATGGTCGTTACGGCACAAAGGGAAGAAGCATCTTCTGCCCAAACTTCAGATATTGAAATTGAAGGCCTTGCTACCAAAAATGCTTTAGGTCAGGATTTAGCCTTGCGCCCATTCCAATTAGCTGGAGTAGCGTATGCGATTGATGTAAGAAAGTGTTTCATCGCTGATGAGATGGGGCTAGGTAAGACTGTTCAAGCACTAGCATCTATTCAACATGAAGATGCTTTCCCTGCCTTAGTTGTTTGCCCTGCTTCTCTAAAGACTAACTGGGACCGAGAAGTCAAAATGTGGTTGCCAGGGAAGACAACACACATAGTTGATAGCAAGTCTGGTGTTAAGAATGCTGACGTTGTTATTATCAACTACGACATTCTGACCAAGCAGGAAGATGCGTTAAAGAGTGTCCCTTTCAGGTCTCTTATATTTGATGAAAGTCATTACGCTAAGAATGGCAAAGCTAAGAGGACTCAAGCTCTCAAGAAAATAGCTGAGAGAGTTCCTAAAGATGGGATGATTCTTGCATTGACTGGTACTCCAGTTTTGAATAGGCCGATAGAGCTTATTTCTCAATTGGAGATCCTTGACAGAATAAATGAGTTTGGTGGTTCTTGGAACTTCAGGCAAAGGTATTGCAAAGCTCACCATAATGGATATGGATGGGATTTCAAGGGTTCATCTAATGCTGAAGAACTCAATGAACTGCTTCGTCGTACATGCTATGTGCGTAGGAACAAGCAAGACGTTCTCACAGAACTCCCTGATAAGGCGCGGTATGAAATTCCGATTGACCTTTCTGGTAAAGGGCACCAGAACTACAGGATGGCTGAAGCAGGCGTGCTTGAGTACTTTGCTGGTGATGGGAGAAGCGCTAATTCTGCCCAACAGCTAGGTCATATAATGAACCTTAAGCGTCTCGCTGGTGAAGGAAAAGTTGAAACTGCATGTGAATGGATAGATACTTTCCTTGATAGCACTGATAGAAAATTAGTCGTATTCGCCCACCATATTTCAGTAGTTGATGCAATCGCTGAGAAATATGGGAACCTGCGAGTTGCAGGAAAAGACTCTCAGCAAGTTAGGCAAAATGCTGTTGACTCTTTCCAGAACGATCCCAAATCCAGGGTGATTGTTCTTAATATGAAAGCTGGTGGTGTAGGGCTTACACTTACTGCAGCGTCTGACGTATTGTTTGTAGAGCAAGGTTGGACTCCAGCAGAACACGATCAAGCTGAAGATCGTTGTCATAGGATAGGTCAAGATGACAATGTATCCGCTTGGTATTTACTAGCTAACGACACGATAGATCACGATATCTATCAGTTGATAGCAGATAAAAGAGTCGTCGTAGATGCGGTGACAGAAGGGGATGAAGAAGAATCAGGAAGCATCCTCAATGAGTTAGTCAAGTCATTAATCAAAAGAACAGAGGTATAAATATGGCTGAGACGGTAAAAGAATTTGATAACTGGGATACTAACCAGAAAATGGGTAATTATCCGTGGGATCAATGGTTAGATGGCCAAATATGGCGTTTAACAGAAGAAGATTTACGAAAGCAAGAGTTCGTAGATTTAGCAAGATACATTCATAAAGTCGCTAAGCAACGAGATATGACTTGCAAAACAAAGCGATGGGAATGGGACAAAGCTACCCAAACCTACGGATGTCTATATGTACAAGCATTCCCTAAGGGAAAGAAAGATAAAGGTAAAAAATAATGCCTAAAAGAAAAACAAAAAGCCAGCCAGAAGTAATTGAAATGGTTCTGCGAACCCAAGAAATGGAAAAGCAGGCATATGCCAATTACCAATCTGCACAAGACAATCATTTAGAAGCTATGCGTGAAGCTAGAGGACTAGGGGAAACCTGTGAGAACCTGGCTGAAGCGTTAGGTGTTTCTAAACAATGGGTCCACAAATACACGACACATGGGCGTAACCATAATAAGGTGTATAACAGGAAATAACTGTGGCAAAAATAGCTGGTGACTTAGAAGGCGCTGCTATCCCTATTGATTCAATACAATCACATCCATTAAACCCCCGAAAGGGTGATTTGGTCGGGATATCAGAAAGCCTAGAGGTGAATGGGCAATATTCCCCTGTAATTGTTGATGCTAGAAATGGAAACATTTTGGCAGGCAACCATACTTGGAAAGCAGCTAAGAATCTTGGCTGGGATCAGATTGCTGTTGTACACGTTGACGTGGATGACCAGCAAGCAAAAAGAATACTTCTTGCTGATAACAGAACATCAGATTTAGCTACATACGATGTCCAGAATCTTATAGCGCTGATAGAGACAATTAGACCTGATTTAGATGGTTCTGGTTGGGACAGAAGATCACTTGAAAGACTTTACCAGTTAGAAGAAGGTGAAGATATTTTTGGTGGTGGGAATGGCGGAGGACCGTCACAAGATGATATGTTTCCTACAACGCAGAAAATACATGTTGGCAAAAACCTTTTACTTGTAGATGGCACTTACTTTAGTGAATGGCTCGAATCGTTGGGGGACAAAGACGAAGCCATATCTACGATAAGGGGAAGGTTAGGTTTGGATGACGATCCAGAACCTAAACCAACAAAAGAAGGAAAGCGTTGGGGTAGTGTCTCTGGCAAAACCCCAACGCATTCCGGTTTAGATTCATGTATATGGGTTGATGTCGAAGACCTGGAATTTCATCCAGAGAACGCAAGGCAAGGGGATGTCGGAGCGATATCGGAATCTTTGAGTGTCAACGGTATATATAGGCCTCTAGTGGTGTAATCTGACACGATGCTGGTCCTTAAGGGAAATAACACTCTTATGGCGGCTAGGTCGATAGGTATGGATAAGGTTCCCTGTGTCTTCCTTGACGTCAATGATGACGAAGCAAGAAGAGTTCTACTTGCTGATAATCGTCTTGCTGACAAAGCAGGCTATTACAACACAATCCTTGCTGATGTCCTCTTTGATCTGGATAGTCTGGATGGTACTGGTTTCTCACCAAGCGACATTGATGACATAATTCAAGATTTACCCCAAGAGAGAGATCCGGCTTCTTTGCTAGACGCTCCACGCGACGTTAAAAGAGTTGCAACAATCAAGGTCGGTAATATAACAATATCGACATGCGGCAAGCAGTACTCTGAATGGGAACAGGACTTAATAGCGGAAGGCTATATGTCAAAAGAGGAGCGTGGTTTGAGGATAGGGCAAATGCTTGAGTTGAAGGCTTCTAAGTTTGAAGTCTGGGCATCTGTTGCTGATCCTACAACTGGCAACAACGAATTTAATGGCTAGAGAAAGAAAGCCTAAGTTTGTTGAAATACAGTTAGTTCCTACTTCTTTTGTCACAGGGGCAGAATACAATCCCAGGAAGAGAGATCCTGAAAGGTTTAATCTAGTTAAGTTATCTTTAAGTAAACTTGGCTGGGTTCTACCTATGTATGTGACAGAAGAAGGCGAGGTTCTTTCAGGGCATCAAAGACTCGATGCCGCTATAGAACTAGGTGCGGAGAAAGTCCCGGTTGTTATTCTTAAAGGATTAGATCTCCAAAGAAGGAAGGGCGTCAATATTGTCTTTAATAGGGCGACAAATGATATGCACAAGAATGACTCTGGAGAGAGCCTATCTGGGGGTATCCCGTTTTCGATAGTTGAGGAAGCTATGACGGCTTTGCCCGACATATCTCCTACTTCTGACGAGTTCTTTCCTTGTCTAGATATTGACGTTTCTGATACTAGGGAAGTTATGAAAGAGAACATACAACCTTTCTTCGGACATGCGATAAGGCAGGCTGAGAGCCTCTACCACTGGGGTAAGACATCAATTCCTTTAGTCATAACTGAAGGTAACAAGGTTGTTAATGGAGTGGGTCGGCTGCAACACGCTGCAGAGGTCGGCTTAAGCAACGTTCAAACGATTTTTGTGGATTCAGCTAAGGCTGACCTTGCCAAGATAATGCTAAATAAGTTATCTATGGACTATGACTTAGAGGACAAATACGCAGATGTGCTTAGATATAACTCTTTCCGTCGTGCGGCGAACGTTCAAGGGTTTCTTATGCCTTCCATGTGTTGCGACATGATGATGGCAATGTCAAAGAGTGGCACACAGCAGCGAAAACCATCAGATTTTGATGTTACAGATCAGCAACATGTTAAAGCATGGAAAAGATGGTATGGAACAAACGTTTTAGACTTTGGAGCTGGCCTTTTGGACAAAACAGCCCTTATGAGAGATGTAATGGGCGTTAATTGTATTCCTTTTGAGCCTTATTACACGGGAGGAATGGTCGCAGGTTTCGATATTGACGGGGCCAGGGCTATGACAGACGAATTTTTAGAAAAAATTGGAAACGGAATAGAATTTGATTCTATTTTCTTAGCTTCTGTTCTCAACTCTGTCCCTTTTGCTTCGGATAGACAGAAAGTAGTGACGATAATAGCTGCTTTATGCTCCCCTGATACTGTTGTTTACGCTGGAGCGAGTTCAAACCAATCTCAAAGGTATTTAGCAGCCACTGGCGCTAAGGACAACCTTTCGAATTATGAAACCCAGTATGATTCCTCATTCGCAGCGGGTTATGAAGAAGGAGTTGTTGTTTCTGACCTTATGAAACGCCCTAAAGCTCAGAAGTATTTCAGTGTGGATGAGTGGAAAAGGCTTTGGAGTGAGAAATTCTCTGATGTAGATGCGTATTTGTATAAACCCATTACCCTGGTGCAAGCAGTTATTCAAAAGCCCCTGGAAATAGATCGAGGAGAATTAATGGAGGCCATTAAGTTTGAATTTGATTTACCTTATCCTGAAGGAAGGCTTGATAGGGCTGATGAAGCTATTTCCGCCTTCTCTGAAAGGCTTGGAATAAAGCTATAGAATGAGTGCATGACGGATTCTTCAGAAAATAATGCAAAAGGTGCTTCTGCTACTAATGGGTATGCCACGCGTGATGCAGCTAGAGCGCGTGCTAGAGAAATAGGTTGTTCAGGCGCTCACCAAATGGAAGATGGACTTGTCTGGATGCCTTGTTCGAGCCATTCCGCATATGAAAGAGTTACTGCGGGTAGAAGCGGTTCTGGATATAAGGATGACCAGTTTGGGCCATCAGGAAGAATTTTCCTCCAAGACTTGAATGTCGCTTTGTCTAGTAATTTCAAAGAAATGAACAACAATAGACCTATGGCTAACTTTGTCGAAAATGTTGAAGAGTATAGAAAATGGCTTGTCAATATGTTGAAACATGAGCATGTCATTCTTGTTACTGCTCGATCAGTTAAGTATGAGGAACTTACTCTTAATAGAATTAACGACCAGACGGGGTGGCAGCCAACAAATTGGTTCTTCAATCCCTGGCAGGAAAGTGAAAAAGCCGTCTTGAGGGCGCATAAAGCTAAGGAACGTTACCTTAAAGAATTTATTTTCCCAAGATACGGGGAAGACCCTGGTAGGTACTTTGCTATTGAGTCAAATAAGTATTCAAGGGCCATGTATCGGTCATACGGAATTGAATGTAGGGATGCAAATCGTGACGATACGCAACCTTGGAAGACATTATTGCCCTAGAATGGGTATATGAAGGATGAGACTCTCCCAGAGGGTAAATGGGAATTTGATAAAGAAGTAACCGCCGTTTTCGAGAATATGCTTGAACGCAGTATTCCTGATTACCAAAAGATGAGAGAGGCTTCTTGTTCTGTTGCTGTTCCTGACATGCACCGTAATGAAAGACCCCATATAGACGCTGTTTTGGATATGGGATGTTCAACTGGTTTAGCGTTAGAACGATTAGATTCATTTACGCAATGTCGAGGAGTGAAGATAAGAACTTTGGTTGGCACAGACATATCTGAACCCATGCTTGATATGGCCAGGGAAAACCATTCTTACGATCCCCGCTTCCATTTCATGAAAAGCGATTTGAGGGACCACTTTCCTTTCGGTAAAGAAACTTTCGATGTAGTTATGTGTGTCTTAACTTTACAATTTACGCCCATAGAGCATCGTTTGAGGATCATGGATGAGATATTTAGGGTTATAAAGCCAGGCGGTAGGTTTGTCCTAGTTGAGAAAATACTGGGTGACAGCGTAAACTTAGATACAGACATGGTAGATATTTATTACGCTCACAAAAGACATATGGGTTACACGGAAGAACAGATTGAGCGTAAGAGGCTTAGCTTGGAAGGCGTACTTGTGCCAATAACAGCGAAATGGAACGAAGAGATGCTTGATAAGGCTGGGTTTTCTACTTACGATTGTTTTTGGCGTTGGATGAATTTCGCTGGCTGGGTAGCTATTAAATGAGTAATGATAAAGTAAGTTTGTATCTTCCGAAAGAAAAAAGAGAAACACTTCTTAAATTAATTTCTGCTGGAAATTATCAGCGTACAGCTTGTAGGGCGGCAGGGGTTTCAGAAGCGGCATTCTATGAATGGAAGAGAAAAGGTGAGGCGGCAAGGGATGACCTTAGAGATGGGGTATCACTTACGCAAACTCAAGAAGAACTTGTTTGGTTCGTTGATGAGTTAGATGAAGCTAGAGCAAAAGCTGAGGCAGCACTTGTTGCCCGTTGGTATACTGAAGCAGCGGATGGCGATTGGCGAGCAGCAGAAAGATTTTTAGCGAAGGCTTTCCCAGAACGATGGTCTGATCCTGCGACTAGACTTGAGATAACTGGGGCGCATGGTGGCCCTGTACAACAATTACAGGCTCACGTTCATGCTATACAGGAAGCAGATCAAGATAAACAACGTAAAGTATTAGAGGCACTTGTAGAAGCAGGTGACCTACCTTCTAATGTTCTGGAGGCATGGGATGGAGACGAACG